CCAGAAGAGATGCACAAGAAGGTTTTCAATAAACTTGCTGATCTGATCGAGGCCACATCTCCTCCAAAGGAAGAAGTGGTAGAAGCAGAACCAGTGAAGGTCATCTCCATTCAAGAGAGAATTGAAAATCGGGCAAGTGCGGTCATTGCCGATCTTGAAGAAAAGATTGACGAGTTCATTCGCAATGGTGAAAGTGACTTTGATGTTCAAGAGTGGTTCCGCACACAGGCAATCAAACCTGCAATTGCAAAGTTCATCTCTGAATACTACAACCCTCTTTACTCAGAGGTGTTTGATGCCATCAAGGCAAAGGATGCAGACCTCAAGTATGCATATCGTCGTTGGAAGAAACCTGCTCTGAAAAGGTACATGGAGTTTATCAAGAGCATTCTTTCAGCATGTGAGACTGCATCGATCGTTGTCAAAGTTTCTCGCAAACCTCGTAAGAAGAAAGAGAAACCCGCGGCAGTCATCGTTGCCAAAATGAAGTACAAGATGGAAGATGCGGACTATGGTATCACAAGCATCAAACCAGCAGATATCATCGGTGCGCAACAATTGTGGACATTCAATACCAAAACACGTCAGTTGTCGGTATTCAATGCCATGGGTCCATCTGGTCTGACAGTGAAGGGAACAACTCTTCTTGGTTATGATGAAAAACTGTCAGTGACCAAGACTCTTCGCAAACCACAGGACGTCCTCAAGAGATTGCTTGAGGGTGGTAAACTTGTCCTTCGTAAGATCATGGATGAGGTCAAATCGAAGGAAAAACCTGCTCGAAATCGCATAAATAGTGATGTCGTGCTTGTTCGTGTGGTAAAATAGGATTAGGTAAATGACTGAACCAAACATCGTACAGTTTCCCAAGGACAAGATTGTCCGTGAGGCTCTTCCCGACATTGAGGAACTTAATCGGGTAAGAGAAAAGAGTATCAAGAATTTTGCCGATACAGTCATCGAGGATATGTCATCCAATATTCTCTTTGAACTGGGCAATTACGGAATTGATATCGAAAGTGAGACGTTCATCAAAGACTTCCACTTCCTAGTTGCCACAATGGCAGCAACAATCTACCGAACTCTTTCCGTAGATCATCCTCTGCATCGGTTCATGGACGAGAATGTGGTATTGACAATAGCAGATGAAACCATTGACAAAGAAGAGTGATCCGTGTACAATATAACTTCATCATAAAAGGAAAGAGGAAGTGATTTTACTTGATTATTCCCAGACTGCAATTGCTGCACTGATGCAGCAAGTCAACAACAATCCCAATCTAGAAGTATCAGAAGGATTGGTTCGTCATATCACACTGAATACCATTCGTTCATTCAACAAACAGTTCAAGTCAAAATTTGGTCAGATGGTCATTTGCTGCGACAATCGCAAGTATTGGCGTCGTGACTATTTTCCATATTACAAGGCATCCCGCAAGAAGAATCGTGACAAATCTGTTCATGATTGGTCGATGATCTTTGACACCCTCAACAAAATTCGAGACGAGATCAAAGAACATTTGCCCTATAAGGTTATTGACGTTGATGGTGCAGAGGCAGACGATATCATTGCCATTCTGTCTGCACGCATGTCTCCACACGAAGAGGTGCTGATTATTTCCTCTGACAAGGACTTTGCTCAGTTGCAGAAGTACAATGGAGTGAGACAGTGGAGTCCCTATCACAAGAGATTTATCAAAACAGATGATCCTTCTGCGTTTCTGCGAGAGCATATTATTCGGGGTGACGAAGGCGACGGAGTGCCGAATTTCCTCTCCGACGACGATACCTTCATCTCAGACAAGAGACAAAAACCGATAAATAGTAAGAAACTGGCAGCATGGTTGACTGCTGATCCCAAGGTCTTTTGTGAAACAGTAGAGATGGATCGTGGGTTCAAACGCAATCAGGTGCTTGTAGACTTTGACTACATTCCCAAGGAGATAGGGCAGAGAGTTGTGAACGAATTTGAGAATTCCAAACCAGGAAGCAAGAGTGGGTTGCTCAATTATCTTATTGCGAACAAACTAAAGAATTTGATTGAAGTGGCAGGAGATTTTTGATGAACACTAAATTAATGCATGAAATTTTTGATGAAGTTGAACAACGAAAAAGCAAGGCAGATCGTTTGGCAGTGCTGCGTTGTAATGCCAACAAGACACTTAAAACTCTTCTACAATACGCATTTGATCCCAACATCAAGTTTGATGTAACAGTACCAGAGTATCGTCCTTCTGATGCTCCTATTGGTCTTGGGTATAATTCTATTCATGAAGAACTTGGACGAGTTTATCTCTTTCAAGAGAATCATCCTCGTCGTCCTCCAAATCTTTCTGACAAACGCAAGAAAGAAATTCTCATTCAGATGTTGGAGAGCATGGAAGCAAGAGAAGCAAAAATCTTTGAGCAGATGCTTTCCAAGAAGTTGAAGGTCAAGGGATTGACTTATGGTCTAGTGAAAGAAGCATTTCCGGAGATATTACCGTGAGTGAAAATTTGAGTATGTTCCATCTACATAGAGGTACATATGGCAAAACGAAAACAATCACCATTAGCAAAGCTATCCAAAAGCACTGATGATAATTGTTATGAAACCACACACGAGGATTGCAGATTCTGGTTCAGAATCCTTAACCAAGAATTGTTTAACAACAGACTCACAGAAATTGAGGTTGACATTCGTTGGAGACGAGGGGCATATGCCAGATATCAATATCCAGACAACGGTAGGACGGATCAGATTCCTTTGATGCTTCTCATGAACAAAAAGTATAGAAACAAAAAGTTCTTTGTGGAAGTTCTGGCACACGAACTGATCCATCATTATCAATTTCTACATGATGAACCTATTGGACACGGTCCATCGTTCATGCGATGGGAAGAAAAGTTTAACAAAAAGGGACTTAACTTGGCACGGGCATACTCATGAAAAACAGTAAGAGCAGAAACGAGATTAATCGGCAACGATACGATGACTATGAGGAATACGATCAAAGCAAAAAGAAATCTCAACCTAAACGAAGACCTGTTCGCAACTGGAAAAAGGCCTGGATAGAGAACGAAGATCAGGTCGATGAACTTGACGAGTTCTATGGAAAATAAACATCTCACCTCTGATTAACTGTGGAAAGACCATCAGTCCACAGACTAATTAGGGGTGAAATTGTTTTCCAAGAATCTCTCCAGGAAGCAAAAATATTTCGGTTTGAACCCTTGCTTTCGGCATTGATCCTGATATAATGATCTCATGATGAACCGAAAACGCCGATCTGACCGCAATCACATCGTCTATAAAATCACAGTGAAATCAAAGACTTACATCGGTGTGACCCATGTAGGAAAGTCTACTCCTAACAAGGGGTTAGCACGCCGGTGGCGCAAGCACGTTCAACGTGCATATGCTGAGGGTTACAACTGGAAGTTGTGTGAAGCAATCCGCCAGTACGGTCCCGAGGCATTCACTGTCGAAATCGTACAAGTGGTTCGCGGTAAACGGAATGCGCACGAAGTAGAACGTGCCCTAATTCGTGAACTCAAACCGAAACTCAATTCTGACCAACGGTGATCAAATGTCCAAGAAGGTAAAATGGTCTTCTAAGAAGAAATGTGAAAAGCAGGCGGAAAAATTATCAGTATCAGTAAATGCCATCTTCGATAAGTTTCTGTCTCAGGGAATGACCGCAAATGAAGCAGCAATCGCAACTCAAAAATTCTTCAAAGGGAACTAATATGTACCTCCATCGTGAAATCTACAAGTCCGAACTCGCGCAGGATGCCATCCTCGCGACCATCAATGCCAAGGGTCGCAAGATCAAGGGTCTTGATCGTAAGATTCAGAATGCTTGCAATACCCTTTCTGCGGAGAATGCTCAAGAACTCTGGCGTCTTTGCAAACGCATCGAACTTTCCTATAACTATCGCAAGGTGCGTCTCAAGGCAGTTCACAATCAAAAGAACATCTCTGAGGAAGCACGTCAGGCACGAGTCTGGAACTTCCTTGAGCAGAATCCCAATCATCCTGCGGTTCTTGAAACGCAGGTGAAGAAGTTCAACTACTGGTCGCGATAATCTTCGCGGCCTTTTTCTCTTTTCTCCAACTCTCAAGGAAATCAAATGTACGTCTATCTCGTTATCTACTGTCCGTTCGGTGCACCTTCGCATGACACAACTGTTATGGGTGCATTTAAAACCAGAAAGTCTGCAAACGCAAAAATCGAAGAATTAGTCGAAGAAGATTATCCTGAACTCGAATTATTCCTCACAAAAACAAAGGTGGCAGCATAATGAAAAACTCTGATCGTCTTCTCGACACAGCAAATAAAATTCTCGACATTGCAAAGGATAAGTCAATCTCGAATGCTGAGTTTCAACGACAAGCAAACGCACTGATGGAACAGTTCTTTGGGAAGACCAAGGTTCGCATTCCCAAGAAGAAGGTGCGTCGTGGAATTGGGAGTTACTAATGGAACCCTCAACTCTTGCAGTATTGAACTTTATCGTTCAACTTATCGTCTCTGGAGTTATTGGTATAACTGCTAGTTACATTTTCATCATTCTTGCTTTCGTTGCTTGTACTGCCTTTATCGAAAGGACAGCAAACGACGGACTTGAAATCATAGCAGTCTGGTTACCTATGATGCTATACACTTTAATGCCCATCATCTGGTTGGTTGGCACTTATCTGGCATGGACAATCATTTTCTGAGGACACAATGATAAATCGCGATTACTACATTACTGCCTTCAAATGGTTTCCACATATAAAAGTGCTTAAACAAACTTGCAAGAAACTTCGCATAGACGAAAACGATTTACCTGCGTGTATAACAATTTATGGAAATTCTGGAAAAATTGTAAAGTATTATTTTCGAATAAAATATGACCATGTTCAGGCCGAGTATATTCCATCGGCAGAAGATTTTAAATTAGTACCAGAAGCAGCAGGAACTTCACTTTTCTTGGAGTTAGGACAAACATGACAAACGCAGAAGCAATCGCATCAATCGGTCAGTTTCTATCTCATGGTGGAAAACTGGTTTACTCAACGTCGAAGAAAACAAAGAAGGTGAAGAAGTGAAAAAGATAAAAGTATATAAGTCAGGTCCTCCTGTTGGTTTTGAAAAGGTAACAGAGGCATTTCTTGCTGGTGATTTGACACGAGCAGCAGAACTTGCCATGCCGTTTCTAAATGATCCAAACAACATGGTTGAAATCGAACTTCCGAAAATTAAGGTGAAGAAATGATGAAAGATATAATGACCATTATCACAATGGCCTTTTTGAACTTTCCGTTTTTGTTGTTCGGACTGTTTGCCATGGGGTTTATCTCTCTTGGCATTGTCTTAGCAAAAACGTTTCTCTGATAGGAAAACAAAATGCCCTGGAAAGATATCTTTGAAGATGCATGTGCTATTGCATTTTCTGTTATTGTCGTGGCACTAATTGCATCCTCATTTCCAAAGTATTTTACTATGACTGCATTGGATGCATTTACTGCATGGAAGTATATGGTTGCAGGAGTTTTTTACGTTAGATATTGTGACTACATGGGATATAGTTTTGGTGGTCTTGGAAAGGACAGAAAGTGATGACACGCAAGGGTTATAAGTTGATCGCCGATCAACTCAAAAATTTTCATGAGAGATTGGAATCTTATGGTGATGAAACCGCAATGGCAAGAATTTGTTTTGATCAATTCATTTCCAATCTTTGCACCGACTTGAAGCAAGATAATGCGCGATTCGATAGTGCCAAGTTTCGTGAAGCAATCTATGGAGACACAAATGCTTAATTTTCGATACACAATTCCTACAGACGGCAGAACCAGTCTGTGGTCAAATCACAAGACGGACGTTGAAGTTGTTTGTGTAAATGTCACCTATATGAATGATGAAGAAGACTTCGGTGAGTTGCGAGTCTATTTCAATCCCAAGACTTGGAACGTGAGGGAACATGGTTTGATTTACACAGACAAGTCCTTTATCACTGGACTTCGCGCAGCATTGACTGATGCTGGTCTGAATGGTAAGGACGTTGATTATTCCGAGCAAGGTATGCAGGGGAATAACTATGTAAGTTGTGATGTTGGTAGAGACTTTTTGGATTCTTGGAAAGAACTTCTTAACTCACGGGTGGCAGCATGAAACCTCTTACAAAAGACGAACTGGACAATCTTATCATGGACGCATATGCTCTTGGAGCAAATGACAGTCAGGACGTCTATATGTATGTGTCCAAACTTGTTCCTATCTCTTTTCAGGAAGTAGACGCAGCAACAACCAATCTGTTTGGAAACTTCAACATGAATAAGACTGTTCCGATCAACATAAGGGTGAACTGATGGACCTAACACCAGATCAAATATTTGCCATCAAGGCAGTTGAAGATGCTGCCAAAGCAGCAATCGCAAAGATTCGAAAAGAATGGTATTGGAAAGGTGTTGATGAAATGAAGATTTATTTTCATTTCACACCAACAGAAATCTCCTTGAATGAAAGAAGTTACTTTAGAGGACAAGATGGAATAAAACATCCGATCGCAGTCTCATATCCAGATATGGTTTCACTCTTTAGAAAAAGGAACGGATGATGAAAATCTCTATCTGCGCAAAATGTTCCGATCTTTGTGCTATGACTATTCAGGACAAAAACGGAAAGACTATTCTCGACCATGATGGTTACGTTCCCGACTTCTTCTTTGGTGGTGGTGATTATATTGAGTTGACCATCGACAATGAAACTGGAAAGATCGAAGGTTGGAAACCCATTACTGTTGAACAGATTAAAGAATATCACGAAGAAGAAGGATATGAAGCAGAAACAGAAGAAGAAACTGCGGCAATAGAAAGGTTTTGGGAAGACTATGACAATAGAAACAGAACTTAAACAAGATGTTGGTTATACTTACACAGCAGAGTTGATCAACACATACGGACATGCTGAGGTAACTGCCACTGGTTGTCGAGAGATTGTGGAAACCAAAATCAAGGAATGGATTCCACTTCTCATGAATGGCGACACAATCCGATTCACTCGCATCGAAAAGGAATAAGCAATGTCAGAAGTAATCAATCCCTGGGGTCCTCTGGGCAAACCTTCGAAGGAGCAAATTCAAGAATGGTGCAACTGGCCTCACGGCAAGTTCACTGAATACAAGAATATGCTCACGAAAAAACGTCGTGGTAAGGTTGCTTCGGAACATACTGTGTATGTCATCAAAGAAGTCACAGATTGTTATCTGGCAGAAGTAAAGGTACTGGCACACGACTTCAATGATGCAGTGAGACAACTTGGTTATGATTACAGCAAGTTTAACTTTGAGAATGAACCATATCAGAAGGAGAGAGTCAGTTATTCCTACAGATCGGTAAATCCCAACACTAAATGGTAAAAGGTAATTCCGAATAATTACCAATTGCCAATTGAGAAATTGTCCCTTGACAATCAATCCTCAATATGCTAGTATAAACATTATCGTAAACATTAAAGGAAAATATCTACATGGCACGTCATCCTACTAAGCGTCCTCGGGAACTCGCACTTGAAATCCTCAAGTTGAACAAGGCAGTTTCTCCTACAGAAATCGACAACCACGTTGGTGGTGAATATTCTTCAAAGTATATTTGCCAACTTCGCAAACGTGGGTTTAAGTTTGAAGTTGTAAAGAACGGTCGCAACGTGGTTTCTTATACTCTTACCTCAGTTCCAAAGAACTATGAGGAAATCAAGGCAGGAACTAAGAAGCAGAAGGCAGTCAAGGCAAAGAAGGTCAAGACTGCACCTAAGGCAACAAAGGCAGTGGCAAAGACTCCTGCTCCCAAGGCAACTCCTGTAAAGAAGGAAGTTGCGGCGAAGACTGCAAAGGAATCTAATCTTGAGAAGATCAAGAAGATTGCCGAAGCACGTAAGAACCAGGAAGATGTTGCCAAGTTGGATGCATTGCGTGAAAACCTCAAGAAGGTTCCGCCTGTGTCCTCAGTTTCTGTGGATGAAGACTTCGACGCAATCGAAGACGTTCGCGAACTGGTATAAGGCCACTCGACCTGGCCTTTCGGGAACCTGAGCATGTTCTAAAACTGCTCATTTTTTATTTGGAGAAAAAGATATGACCACAGAAGAGATCGTGAAACGGCTGCGTGAGCGCCCGCTTTCAAGCGGATGCGGGTGCGTGGCGCGGATGTACGTCAACGATGTTTTTTCTCAGCAAGCCGAGCTTAGCGCAGCCGCCGCAGATCGCCTTGAAGCACTAGAGGTAGCACTAAACAGTGCCGTCAATGCGCTGGAGAACCTTGGCGAGAGGGCGGTTAATATGGAGGCAGAGAACAAGCGGCTGCGGGGGCTTGTCCGGTCAGCTTACAACGAGGGGTTTGGCGAGGGTATGCGGGAATATACCAAGTCTAGTGGAGGCAAACCGTGGGACGAAAGCGACGCCCGCGCTGCTTTGAGAGGTGAGACATGACCGAAAAAGAATTTGAAGAGCAAATGGAGCACACAGCCTACTTGAACTGGCGGGACAGAGAGGCCACGCCACAATGGCAACCTATAGCCACAGCGCCAAAGGATGGGAGGGTTATTTTAGTCGCCAAAACAGGCTCAAAGGTTCCTCTCCCGGCC